CCGAGGGTGCGTACCGATTTTTCGCGCTGGGAGTGGACCCGTCGATCGTCGATGTGCAGGTAGTCACTCCCGTTCCCGGCACGGTCAAGGTTTATGTTCTGATCGGACCGGCCGCGCAACCCGCCGCATCGCCCAACCCCAATGGCATAGCAGGCGTTGGACTACTCGATGACGTCGCCGCGGCGCTCAGCGCCGATACAGTCCGGCCGCTGTGCGACACCGTTGAAGTGTCGGCGGTCACCGAAGTGGACTATCAGATCAACGCGACGTGCATGATGTTTGCAAACGCCGATCCCACCACGGTTGAAGCCGCCGCGAATCAGGCCGCCGCGCTGTTCGCAGCGAACCTCGCCTCACGCATCCAGCGCGATATCGTGCCCGAGGAGATCATCGCGGCGCTGATGGTGCCGGGCATGTACCGGGTGGTGCTGGCCGATCCCATCTATACGCAACTCACACCGGGCCAGTGGGCAAACTGCAGCGCGATCAACCTGACTTTCGCGACCGCGACGGAGGACCTGTAAATGGCACACCTCCAACTCGCGCCGAGCGTGCGGGACCTGCGCGGACAGGCGATGGAAGCAATAGCCAGTCGGACCGCGCGGATCGATCTGACGCCGCTATTTGTTTATCGGATCGATTCCGTTCCCGCATCCGCCCTGCTGTTTCTCGGATGGCAGTTTGACCTGCTCTCGCCGCTGTGGCAGCTCGTCGCCCCGGCCAACCCAAACCTGAGCGTGGTGGACGCGGCTACCGCGGCACAACGCGCGCTGCTCAAGCTCGCGATTCCGCTGCACAGCAAGAACGGGGTGGTTGCCACTCTGCGGACGGCACTGGCATCGCTCGGATGGCCGAACGCGACGATCCTCGAGGGACAAAACTCCTGGGGCGGATCAGCCTATCCATCCGGCCAGGGATGGGCTGTGTTCAGGATCCTGCTCAATATGCGGACGCTCGGTGGACCGGGAGATTTCGACGCCGCCGGCGCGAGCGATTTTGACGCTCTCTCGGGCGACGCCGGCGACTTCGATTCGATCTCCGAAGCCTCGAGCCTGGTGCCAATCTCGATTACCGCAGCGGAGATCGCGCAGATCGTTGCGGCCGCAATGTTCTTCAAGCCCGCGCGCTGCGTCTTCGATGCGGTGGTGATGCAGTTTCCCGGAGTCAGCGATGAACTGCTGCCCGCTCCGTCCGATTTTAGCGGACGCGCGGATTTTCTCATTCCCGCGCCATCTGACTATTACACGGTGAGCTTTCCGAACGTCACTGACCTATATGCATTGCCGGCAACGCACGATCGACGCTTCACGCACGCCGGGATTACGTTCGCAGACGGTCTGGTTGGACCGACCGATGGAGCATGCACCTTTAATGGTGTTCCAGTGGAGGGAGTCGAATGAGAGGATTTGTGCGCGCGCGCGCGTGGAAGCGCGGACGACTGCTGTGGGAGCTCGAGCGCGAGAACACCGTGGTTACCGCGGCGCTTGCGCCGATTTCCAAGCTCGTCGCTGGAGTATATGCCGGAAACTTCATTTCGGTAGTCGGTTTTGGTTCGGGTAACCCCGGCGCCGTCCCTCCGGTCACCGATGTCGATCTGACGGCCACGCCGGCCTATTACAACGACACCGGATTGGTTACATATCCGAGCCCGGGGCAAGTGCAGTTTTCCTGGAAGATCGATACGACGGGCCCCGATGCCGCTGCGGTCGGATTGACTATTTCTGAACTGGGATTCTTTGCCAATACTGGCGCGGTCGGAACGCCCTTGTCGCGCGCGCTCGGCGCGGGCGCGCCGGCTCTCACGATGTACGCGCATATTCCGTGGCCTGCGTTCGCTGTCGCAGCGAGCGGAATCTACGAAGGGACCTGGACCTTCGTCGCGTGAGGTTATCTATGAAACGACCTATTGTCCTTGCCAGCATCGCGGCTCTGATTCTGGGCCTGCGGGCGACTGCATGGAGCGGCACCCTGATCGACAGTCCTGAGTGGACGAACAACGAAATCTACGAAATTCTGTCGACTGATCCGGTCGAGGGCGCGGCGCTGGGCGCGAGCTTCGCCGGACTCGGAATTGACAACGAGCCGCACCAGCAGCTCGCTAATCGCACCGCGTTCCTGCACAACCAGCAGGCGACCGACCTTGCAAATATATCGGTGTTACAGGCGTTCGCCGCCGGCTTCATCAGCCACATGGCGACCAATGGCTATCTGAAGATTCCCGCGACCGATACCTCGCTGGGCAAAATCTCGGTCATCGTCGAATGGGGAACATACTCGATTCCGGGCACCGTGCTGCACGGCGACACGCCCGAAAGCTTGTCGTGGCCGATCGCTTTTCCGCACGCGCTGTTCCTCGTGATGGCAACCAATTTGTACAACGCCACCGCCGGTGAAAACACCGTGATCTCCGTGCAGAGCGGGACGCAGAGCACCACTGGCTGCACTTTTATGTATGACATGAACAATGGCCTCGCGGCAGCCATCGGAGGGTCCACCCACGAGACCACCGATGGATTTCAGTGGCTAGCGATCGGCTATTAAGGGGGGGGAGGCGATGAGGATGAAGCGAACGCGGACACTGGGATGGATCGTTATCGTGCTGGCGCTGCTGGCCGGCGTCCTGCTCGGCGCGGCTACCGCGCGCGCGCAGTTCTCGCCGGTCCAGGACCACACCAGCGGAGCCGGTTGCCCAAGCAATGGAGGCTCGGACGTTACTCAGTGCGCCGCCTACCAGGTGCGCGCGGATATAAACAATCACCTCTCCGGCGCGGCGGCAATTTCGCCTTCGATCGTCTCACTGCGGTTTGCGTCGTTGCCGCCCGAGGCGGATGGCCGGCTCTTCTATTGCAGCGACTGCCACCAGACGGTCCCCTGCGCCTCCGGCGGCTCCGGCGCCTTCGCCCTCGGCACGCGCGGCGCATGGGCGTGCACGTCGCCGGGCGTGACGGGCGTGACTGGCACGGCGCCGATCGTATCGAGCGGCGGCTCGACTCCAATCATCAGTCTCGCAATGGTACCCGTCGCCAATGGCGGCACGCAATGTGGGGCGCCGACGATCTTTGCGAGCCTGCCGGCCTCTCCGGTATTGGGCGAGACATGCCATGTCACCGATGCAGTGCAGTGTCTCGCGGGACACACACTCACCGTGGGCGGCGGCTCCGGGCTTCATCCGGCGGATTGCGCGGTGACGGCGGACGGCGCCGGCAATTGGAATGTTTCTGGCGGTGCGAACGTGGCGTCAATTCTGGTCGGAGTGAACGGAACTTCTCCGATCGTCGTCACTAATAACAGCGCAACCTCTGGCGCGGTCACCTCAACCGTCTCGCTATCCGGCGTGACCGCCGAACAGGGTAATGGTGCGAAGGTTCAGCTTTCGACCGGCGCGACCTCGACGAATGACTGCGTAAAATTCGACGCGAACGGCAACACCATCGACGCAGGAGCGGGTTGCGGCGGCGCTCCAGGCGGCGCGCCCGGCGCGATTGAGTACAACAACTCGGGTGCATTCGGCGGTGTGGTGCTGACGGGACTTGTGCTCGGCAATGGGTCATTGGCACCTACCGCGTTCGGTGGAAACTCACTCGCCGCGCACAATTTCGCCAACGCAATCAGCGCGCTCGGCGTACTTTCCGGCGCACAGCCCGCGTTCACAGACCTAAGCGGCACCGCGACTATCGCCCAAGTCCCGGCCATCACTCTCCAGGACACAACCGTCGCGTCCACCAGCATCAGCACCGCAACTACGCTTGTGCTGCCAGCCAATGGGCACTCGATGCAGCCGCTCACGATGACCGCCGCGGCCACGATCACGATCCCGCAGGGGCAATGGGCGGGTCAGTCGCTCAATGTGGTCGTCTGTCAGAACGGCACGGGCGGCTTTCCCGCGACCTTCGCGCCGATCGCGGGCCTGACCATCGTCGGGACGTTCCCGGTCTTTACGGCCACAGCGAGCGCGTGCGGGGATTTCTCATTACAATACTCAACCACCACAAACGCCTATTTGACCGGCTCGAATCCGGGGCCACTCTAATGCGCAGGATAACCGCACTCGCGTTCGCGGTTCTCTTGTTCGCGACACCCGTGCGCGCGGCGATTAGTTACATCACCCGCTCGCAGAACAATAATAGCACGTCAGCCTCGAACCTCGTGCTGACCGTCCCCGCGACCGCCGTCGCAAATGATCTGCTGCTCTCCTTCGTGGAATCCTATGACTATAACACCGTGTGTCCCTCACAATGGATACAACTCGCAAATACGGGATGCAGCAGCAGCGGAAACACCTTCTTTCTCAATGTCTGCTATCGCTTCGCGACTGCTGGCGATCCAGGGAGCACATACACGTGGCTGAACCTCGCCTACTCGAAGGGCATCATCCGTGTGGAGCGCGGAGTCGATAGCGGGCGTCCCTTCCGTGCGGTCAGCGGCGCGGACGCAACCTGCGTGAGTATCGGTGCGGGCTTGACGATTCCCGCGCTGCTGCCTACCGGCGAGCCCGGCGATTTCTACGTTGGCTATTGGGAAAACGCCGGCGCGACAACGACGACGGGTCCGGGCGATCTCGCGGACACAACCGCTGACACGACCCAGTGGAGCACCTTCGAGGGCGACAAGACTATTTCACTTGCGGGCATCACGCCAGTCGCCGAGGCTGCTACGGGGTCGTCTGCCGTCCCCTGGTTGGGCTTCGCCATGACGCTGCGACCATCCACAAGCACTATCGCGCCGCAGCAATGGGGAGCGGCCTCGATGCCTTCGACTGTGTGTGTTCCCGCGAACTGCACGAATACCACCTCGAGCCTTGCGACGCTGCAAACGAATCTCACTGCCGCGAGCGCCGGCCAGCAGATTTGCTTCACCGGTTCCGGCACACTGGCAAGTGATTTGACTTTCGGCGCGTCGGGAACTGCGGGCAATCCGATCTCGCTGTGCTGTATGCCTGGGAGCACCATCACCGGTTCGACCGTGAACGGCATCAACCTGTCCGGAAGAAGCTACACCAGTGTTTACGGCTGCGCCGAGTCGGGCGCCACCGACTCGGGAATCGTCACATCGGGCGCTTCGTCGCATCACACCATCGAGTACAACACGATCAGCGGCAACGGTGCCGGCGGGATTGCGATCAACAACTCCGATTACGACATCATCGAGCACAACTCCGTATACGGCAACGCAGGAACGAACGCCAGTAGTTTCTCGGGCATCTCGCTGTACGAGCCAATCGCGTTCGACAGCGGCGCGGGCATCCACAACCAGATTGCGTACAATGCTTCCTTCTCGAATCTGAACCCGAGCGGAGGAACCGACGGCAACGGGATAATCCTCGACACATTCAGCAGCAACGCCTACACCGGCGAGACGGTCGTCCATGACAATGTAAATTGGTTGAACAACGGCGCGTGCGTGAAGGTGTATAGCGCGGGTGTGGGCGCGCAGAACGTCATTGTCAGTAACGACTGCTACCACAACTGGCAGGGCAACTGGAGCGGCACATATCGGCACGAGATCGAATATGAGCTCAGCGCGGATAATCCGCTGATCGCGAACAATCTGCTCGTACCTGACCCATCAATCCTAAATAACTCTGGGACCGGGGTCATGTACGACGGCGGCAGCGGGACGCCGGTCATCGGGAATAATGTTGGCGGCGGCGTCAACTTCTTCTTCCTAGAGCCACCGGCCGACCTCAGGGAGCTATTTGGGGGATCGAGCATCAGAGCAGGCGTAACGACGATCAGCTCCACCCCAGTCTATGTACCGCCGCTCGACGCGCAGGGCGTGCCGCGTCCGAGCGCATTTGATGCGGGCGCGTACCAATACCGAGGGAGTGTGTTCTCGCAGCCATGATCGAGGGTTTCATTTGCGGTGCCGACGTCCAGGGAAGGCGCCCCGCGCGCGCAACGGCGAGCCGGAGGGTTACTCATTGCGCTGGAAGAAAAGGAAAATTGAAATGAGCGAGGGTTCGGAACTCGGCCCAGTGGCGCGCAACCTCAACTTGGACATGCTCGACTCGGCACGGCGCCAACTCGCCGAGACGGTAACCGTCAAGCAGGCCACCCGGATACGTGACGCAGCGGAGGGTCTGCGCTTTTACGCTCGGAGCGCCAAAGACCGGAAAATGGAAGCATTCGCGATAGAGATTAGGCTCCGCGCCGAGCGCCGCGCCGGTGAAATGCTGATCGAGGCCGCCGCGCGGGGCGAGCGGCGCGGACGCGGTGGCGACCAGCGATCAATGTCACGAGCAAGTGACGTTGATCTTACGCCTACGATCAAAGAGATCGGGCTGACTCGCAATTGGTCGATGTATTTTCGCGGAAAAGAAATGTTACTGCGCAGGAACATTTCTTTTCTACGTCCCTTTTTCGCCCGCCGGCCTTCGACCTTAGCGCGCGGCGAGGATGGCTGCACACGATTTCGAGTCTCGCATTAAGCAGATGAAAGACGCCGCCGAGGCGCATCCGGAACGCCCGGTGAAATCATGCCCATTCTTCTCCGCAGGCAACGCGGGGCTCAGCTCGGACTCGGACGAATGGCTGACGCCGATGCGGATACTCGAAGCCGCATCGAGTGCCCGACGCTTGTCACCAGGCTCGGCCTGCTAGCCTCGCGCCATTAGTCCCGCTAATTTAACACCGAAAACCACGCCTGGGCGCCGTGATCAAACTACTTGATCGGCGTGATCAAACTACTTGATCGGCTAGGCAGATCGATCGAATCGAGCAGCGCGGCGTCGAAGTTGATATCCGAAAAATCGATCCCGAACTCCTGCTCGAGAAAGATTACGATTCCCACCGCGGCCAGCGGATCGAGCTTCGCGCGTCGCGGAGCTTATCGTTTCCGGAATTGGAACATCCCGGTCAGGTTTCCGATCGCCGGGCTGTTGGTCGGAAAATATGGCGCTCCCGACGCCATCTTGGGGTTTGGCAG